GTCTGTCTCTATAATATTTATGTTTTCTATATCAAGAGTTTTTGCATAGCTAAGAGAATTTAGATCACTTAATGCTGCAATCACCTCTGAAGGTATTCTTAGAGTATGACAAGCTTCAGAAAAATTCACTCCTATATTGAAGGGACTAATGTTATCCGAAAGTGGTCTACCAGATTTAGATCTCCGTAATAAATCGTTTTCAATTGGAAACTCAAACATCAAAAACCCATGCATGTTCCTATTCAGAGTTCCATCACTACTGATTTCGGGGCATGTTACATCTGTCACTCTTATGCCAGCACTTTCCATTACTGCAATCAAGTTGAATTTGTTTTTTGATCCAACTGGGAAAGTAGACATATTAAACAACTGTTGTCCGTCTACAATTGATTTATCTAAATTGACATTCAAGTCTTCTACTTTTATTATAATAACCCCACCATATTCAACTTCATCTAGATGATTAACTAACAAATCTTTTATTGATCCATCTTCGGTGAAATTTAGCTTGTTTAAAGCTTTTAAAGCTAATTGTCTTTGGAGTTTATTTCCAGCGATTCCGTTATTATTGACGAATAAATTATAAATAGTGTTTAGTTCATCATAAACTGCTTCACTAAGTTTGGTTTCATTTTCTGAAAAGAGTTTACCAGTTATTGTCTTGAATGATTGATACAAGGAAAAAGCTTGGTCAGGTTGAAAGGAGAAAAAGAATTTAGATGAATCTAAAGTGCTGTCTGACCACAAGAGACTGTTTAATGTCCCTGGGGATCTTTGTAGATTTCTGGAAGCTACATTACTATCACTATAACCAAGCTGTTCTAATCCATTTAAATACCATTTAAAAGTTTGTGGCCCACCATCACCTCTATATTTTATAAAACCCCTAATGAAAATGTTATATGTAAAAGACGAAAGGGTGACATAACTGTTATATTGATATACTTCGTGAGTTAAATAAATCATAGTTACACTTGTGGCAGAAGACGCTTCATCACCATCAACTTCTCCAGCAACACCGCCAGATGGAAGAGCTGTTACTCTTCCGTCAGAGCTACGGAAAGGGGCTTCAAGTAGTTCTTTAAAAAACCTACTACAAGATGTAACTCCTTCAGTGCTATTCAACTCCATATTAAGGGTTTCGATAGTCTGCGTTTCTAAATCTGTTAACTGTTCTCGAATTATATCAGAATCTGTAGTCACTGCTACAGCGGTATCATCTAAATAAATACCTTGTAACATTTCTAAACCATCTATAATTTTTCCATTTGCATTTACTATCCCCTCAATAGGTCCATCACTAATTAAATCTAGGGTTTCCGCAAAACTATATGAAGAACCGTATTGCATTTCCCCCATCGAAGGAGGTTTATAGATGGGAGGTTTAGGCTTTTTTTTGCTACCTCCACCGCCAGCGATGCTAAGTTTTTTGAGTAAGTGCTTCATTAAATAGAATTTCCTTGATTACCTATAAAAATAGGGTTTTTACCTACCGCTCCTAAAGCTTGCTGCGGGGTTTGATGTTGAGGGAATGATTTAATTGTAGCTTGGACAACTTGTGAGCCTACCTTCAATCTACCATATCCAATTGGAACCGCAGATCCTTGAGCGGCTACGTTTACTGTATTAGAAAATATTAAAGAAGATTTTGAAGCATCTGCCTCGACCTCTAAAGCCTCAAATTCTGGTTTAGGAGTCAAAGCATAACTAATCGCAGCGAATATAACTGCGAGTGCTAAGTTGGCCAAAAGAGTTCCCGAGGCTAAAAAACTACCAATAGCAGCAATTCCTGCCGCTACTGGACCTGCTCCAGTGATAGCTGGAACTAAATCTATAGTTTTGGGGTTTTTCACCCCTGTCATGTGCTCTTCTTGAGTAACTCTTTTTTTATCGATTATAATATCGTAGCAGAATCCTTCTTTTTGTAATTCTACTAACCTTTGGATAAAACCAATCCTATTACAATCTATAGCCTCTAAAACATCTTTTGGGTTTGGTAAGCTTAATTTAAAATCGCTCCCGTATTCCCGAGCTAAAATTCCATGTATGTATACTTGTGTCATGCTACAGCCTTAATCCTTTCTAGTATATTTACATCAGCTTCTATGGTTTCGGGCGTATAAATATTTATTTTTTTTGTGTTAAGACTATAAATCAAAAAGGGTTGACAACAATTATCAGACATTTTCATATCAAATTCTGATTCTGTTTCATCTCCTATTATATGACTGTGAAAAACAGCTACCATATCATAAGAATCTTTAAATAGAAGATAGCTCAAAGGGTTAATTAAAAAATACAATTTAGGATCTTCAGAAGCATTTTCCTCTAGTTGTATGATAAATTCTTTATTTTCATGATCATATCCGAGAAAACCACATATCTCCTTTGTGAAATGCTTGTGAGCTATTTCCTTTATCTTGTGGAGAGCTGAAACTTCTCCTTTACATTTGTGCGTTTCTTGCATAACTAAATCCGTCAGTTCCTGGAAATCCACCAAATCTTGGAAATTTAGGTGTTGGGTTAGATATAAATATTTGTGGCGCTTCAAGATAGGTCTCTTGAATACCTTCGAATTGCCCACTCCCTGTTAAATGATAAGGCCCGACAGTATGTATATCTAACATTCCTGTTACATCATCAGCAGGATCACCAATGTAGCCTGTGTTTGCATCCCACCAAGCTACTAAGCCATTTCCAGTCACACCAGTGTATGCCCCTGTGCATTCATAATAGTGTCTTGGGGCAAAATCTAAAGGGTTTGTAACTCCATTTGGAGTCCTTAGGGTTTTATATAAAAAATTTACCTCTTCTTGGTTCACAGCTCTGTTCCAAACGGCCCAAGGTCCTAGACATCCGTTCATAGAAGTAGTGTAAGCTTCACTCTGTACTGGGTCATACCCCTCTGTTCCATGATAATATTCAACAGCTCCCAGCATAAATGTCTGCGGTAGAGCTTTTTTACCAAAAGGATCGTGAGTGTTAGTTGCTTTTCTTGCTGTTAGGCTATCGAAGTTTCCAAGGTTCGAAAGATTAAAACCTCGGTCGGGAGTTTTATTGACACCATTCACAATGAAAGATAACAATGAGTCTCTTTGCTCTGGCAATGTTTCGGTTATGCTTGGAATAGATGTATCTAAGCTGTTTGTGATTATATATTGAACCCATTCTCTTGAGTCTCCACCATTTTGTTCTGTATGAAGGTTTACTTTCTTAAATGCGGGTGGGATGACCGTTTTCATTGGCGTAGGAATGGCTTCCATATTGACTCCTATATAGTTAGCACCAATTATATTAGTTTTGCCACCTCTGGTTTTTTTTCCTTCTATTCCTTGTAAAGATGTATTGGAGTTAATGTTTAAGAATTGCGTATTAGGCCAATTCAGATCATCTCTTGGTGATGTACTCAAAACTCCAGCTCCTACAGGGGTATTGGAATTAATGTTGACCCATCCCATAATTGTCCATTCTCCCGTAAAATGTCCAGTTAGCCCTTCTTCTGTAGAGTGAAATAATCCTGTATGATTCGGGATTAAATGATTATCTTCGCTCGACGATCCTGATATCTTAATTGCATTAAAACCACTTTGTATGTTTTGATCACTTGCAAAACTTACTAAATTATTTTCATTAAATCTTTTCCGACAAGCTGATAGTTTTTTTGTACAGCCATCTCTTTGCCAATATGTAGGATTACCTTCTGGGGACTGACCTTTGTTACCAGACACACAAACAAAAACTGTTTTTAAAGGTTCTCCCCTTACATTAGGGTTTGTGCTGGGCAAAAAAATTGTAGGGCTTTTTGTGATTGCTACATCTCCTTTTATGTAGTCTTTTGTGGCATTCCATATTGCGTTTGGGTCATCGAAAAAATGTATCGGAGAGGCAGGGGCGTTAATATCTGCATTTTCTGGTTTTCGATATTTAGGAACGACTGGCCCTCCAGTTGGATCAAGGAACGGCTCGCCATCTGCTCTTTCTACGGGGATTCCAGCGTATCTACATCCCTCTCCTCTGTATTGCCAGTAACAAAATTTTGAAACGATATTCCTATTGTTTACTGAAAAACTTTCTAAATCTAATGGGGAGTTTAATTCAAATTCTACGAATATTTTTGATTCTTGGGTTTTTCTTCCCATCAACCAAGTTTCGTCAGTAAGCTCTGCTTTGGAATCTGCTGAACCAAAAGGGTTCCCTCCTTCAAAGTTCACATCGTCGATAAATTTTACAGAAACTCTTTTCCTTACTATTTTAGCATTTTTAAAATCATTGTTATTTTGCAGGAAATTAGTTATGATATTGTTTTGATTAGCTACTCTTATTTTGGGTCTAGCCAATTTCCCATCTGCCAATATATCAAATCCTTCTGTTTCTATCGCCAGTGGTAAATATTCGACACCTTGCCAAACAATTGATTTTTCGTAAACAGATCCCCCATGAAAACCTAAAAACAAAGTGGGTTTTTTAATTTTATCGGGGAAAACCCTAAAAAGTTCTAATATGGCTGTGGGTTGTAGATCTAATAGACTACGTGCTACTTTATTTTTTCCTTCTGCCGCCATAATTTAATTTACACTTTATTATTATATAATATAAAAAAGAAGTGAAAATTACACAGGTAAAAGACGCTGCTGAAGTATGGCCATATTTTTATGAGTTTTGTGCGAAATCGAAGCCTTATGATTTTTGCTCTCTCAAATCTAGAGCTTTAAGAGATAATAGAATAAAAAATGTATTCGAAGAGTTTTCGTCTTATAAAGTATATAAAGCCGAAAAAGAAAATGGACCATTTTGTTTTTCTTTCGTCAAAGAAGAACGAATGTTCTTGGATTTAGTTTTTATTTTTGGCGTTTATTCGAAAGCGAGTAGTATGGAAATCGCATCTTCAGGTCGGCTTTTGTTAAAAAAAGCTCTTGAAGACTCTAATAAAAATTATTTTAAGAGCGAAATTAGGAGAACTTTTAAAGTCGGCCTTTTCAAAAAATGGATTGAAAAATATTACAAAAACGCTATTATCCTCAATGACGAGAACAACACTGTAATTTTCTGTAATAAAAACATCATGACAATTAAATTTAAAGTAGTAGGGACAAATAAAGCGACTGAACATTTAGTTGGCAAAGATGCGTTTCTTAAATCAACTCGGAAAGTTAAACATGGATTGCTAAGAGAAATTACTATTGATGAAAAAATCTACCTTTTAGATGAAAAAGGGGTTGATTTTCTCTCTGAATCTGTTCTTTTAAATGGACTTATTTCTGATAATGAAAACAATGTAGGGAACATTTCCTTACAATTTATACCAAATAAATGAAATCGAAACCTATCCTCTACAGGGTCTATACAAATAAGGGTGAGTATCACCACGGCTACAGTGCAGAGTTAAAAAATTCTCGCGATTGGGCTATTGATTGTGCTAAATCGATTCGAGGCGTTGTAAAAGAAGTTTACGATGATGATGTCACAGAGAATCTCATCTTTGATTCTAATCATAAAGATAAAAAGTGATGCTGTCTTTAGTTAAATCTATTTTAAAATCTTTAGAATTGTTTTTAAATATAAAAAATAATAAATTTTATTACGATTTACATAAAGAACATCGACAAACAGAAGAAAAACTTATCAATGAAATTGAAAAACTTAGGCAAACTGGTGCTAATGATGATGCTGATAGGGCTGACCTCTTGCGCCAGAGACTCTCTACCGAACGTAAACAGTTTAAACATTTATCAGCCTTCTATTCTGAAACTGGAGAAGAATCACCCAGTTCAGACTGAAGAAGGTATTTATACTCCACAAACTGATGAAGTTTGGCATTCAGATGCTCGTTTTCGTCGGTTGGAACGAGAAGTTTATTCTAGCGAATAATTTTCGATTAATGAAGATTACATTACAATAATAAAAAATTGTTATAAAAGCTCCCTCGAAGGGGGGCTTTTTTTTTATTCCGTGTAATTAATAAAACATGGAGCCTGAAAAATCAATAATTAAAGAGTTCTTAAATGGTGGTTGGCTTGTTTCTTTAATAGGGGCCGCTGCTATGTTCGCTAGATTATTACATGCTAACAAAGATTTATCGTGTATGGAACAATTCAAAAAAATCGTAACAGCGGCTATAGCCGCGACTATCGCTTGGTTTGTTCTAGAACAAACAGACGTTTCATCTCTAACTAAAGCTATTACTTATGGTATCATTGGGGTCATTAGTCCAGAAGTTATTACGGGCATTATTCGGATCGGAGAAAAATTCGCAAGAAACTCTGATAAGTTTTTCAAAAAATAAAACTATGCAGTTTAGAGGCAAAAAAGAAGTTGTAAAAGCAGTGCAAAAACTCCTTGGAGTTTCCGCTGATGGGGTAGATGGCCCAGTAACTTGGAATGCTGTCTTAGCCCGAATATCTACAAAGAATGAACTGACCCCTAAAGGTGATATTGCGGAAAAAATGGTTTCTTTAGCAAGGGGAGAAATAGGTGTTTCAGAAGTGGATGGTAGTAATTGCGGTCCCAGAGTTGATCAATATAAAGCTGCGACTTGGTTAGATGCAGATAAAGGATGGCCTTGGTGCGCTGCCTTTATTTGCTGGTTGGTTAGGGAAGCTATAGAAGGAGAAGATATTTCTTTTAAACGCCCTAGAACTGCTGGGGCGTGGGACTTCGAAAATTGGGCTAAACAACAGGATGGTAAAGGGATAGACTTACGCAAACCAAGCAATGAGGATATAAAAGCTGGTGACATTGTTGTTTTTTCATTCTCTCATATAGGTTTAGCTGTTAAAGATATCGACTCAAGTGGTTATGTAGTCACCATCGAGGGCAATACAAATGGAGTTGGTAGCAGGGAGGGGGGTTCTGTCTTGGAAAAGAAGCGTCACGTTTCTAAAATAAGAAGTAGAATCAGAATAGTTCAGTAGACATATATCTACCTTATCATATAATACTTGATGAATAAATTTGACATCAAGGTTAGCAGTAACGATATCTTTAACTGGGTTGTCGGTAATTCTGTTTTTGATCCTATCGAAAGATGTGTCGATCCAACGAGGTATGAAGCTTTCGATGTATTTATCTACGATAGTAAAACAAAGGTAAATATTTTACAAACAGAGGAATACCAAAAATTTAATTCGGAGGTAACTAAACTTAAAAAATTATCTCGTAAAATGGATAAAAGGGAGGTAAAAAGTGTTTGTGAAGAAATTTGTGAAATAGCGCCACAATATGTCATATTAAATAATTAAAAAAATGTTTTTTAGGTTTATAAAAAAAATAATTAACTTATTAAGAAGTTACAGCAAAGCAGTTGACAAGGTTGTTTCTCCAAGAGTCGGCATCGGATCTACGAGCGTCGGCATCGGATCTACGAGCGTCGGCATCGGATCTACGAGCGTCGGCATCGGATCTACGAGCGTCGGCATCGGATCTACGAGCGTCGGCATCGGATCTACGAGCGCGGGCATCGGATCGTCCT